TATTAAATCAAACGCTTCTCCTGGACTTTGAATATTAACATTGCAACTGAATCTAGCTTCCTGCCCACCTAAACCATCATCTACAAGAGTATTTGCATATTTACTGGCAGTCACAAAAGAAAATAAATCTAAACTACTGTCTGTAATATGATCTCCAAATCCGTATCTAGCATCTGTCAAAAGATCAAGTAACACCATTGCAGGACACGAGCACCAAACAGCAGCACCCATAACGCCATTAAAAATATAACCATCTGGATAAATTATTCTTCCTGTCTGCAAATCAACTGTAGGTGTGCCCGATCCACTAGCACCTGCACCTGGTATTCTTATTTTTATTCCACGAACACGAAATTTTCTAGATGGTGCTGCGTTAAATTGAACAGAATCTAAACGTAAAGCACTATAAGCACTATTTGGGTATGTATTGGCATCATCAATTATTTCACTAAAACTTGTCCATTGAAATTCATCTGTTAGGAAAGAATCAGTACTATCTGCTGTGATTCTCGTAACCCTAATATCTACAGGAAAATTACCAGTAAGATTTATTCCATAATCCCTTTGGTACGCATCAGCAGTTCTACCCGAAATAGTATCAGTAATTAAATCAGTAAAACCACCAGAATTATATTGAACTGAAATTTTATACTGTATCTCTGAACCTAATATGTCTCCTTTATCTGTTGCTTTTTGTAATTGAGGAACAGTAATTAAAACATTAATTCTATCTACGTTTGTATTAGTTATTTGTCTGGTAACAGGACTTGATGCTGTAACAGTTACACCTACTGATGTTACAGAAGAACTACTTTCTATACCCTCAACTTTTGCCTGATCTGCCGTTCCAAATCTAGGGTTAAATACAACATCTTGAAAATTAAAATCGGTAGAAGTTGCATTAGCAGAATCAGCAGACGCTTCTAAAACAGGTGTTTCGTTTAGAAAAACATCTTTTAATGCAGCATTAATATATGCAGTTGTTCCTTGTGTTCTACCTTCTTTTGAAGCAGTTGCAAAACCTTCTATCTCCCCTTCAGATATAAGATCGAGAAAAGTAGCAAATTGTTTACTATGTAAAGTATCAGGAGTTCTTGTCGGTGGTGGTGGAGTTTTCTTTCTACGTCTAGCACCAATAATTTTCTTTGGTATATCTGTCATGCTCGTACCTGTTGTGTGTCGAGGGAGGTACTGATAGTTACTGAGCCTGTCATAATTTCTCCATATACTATTGGTACAGGAGTACCTGCTCTTGCAGTATTTTGCGTTCCAGAAAAGCTAAATGATAATCTTGGATCTTCTTCTGAACTAAAATCTGGCATTTTAGGTAAGGGAAATAATAAGTCATTTACACCTGATAAGACCAAAGCACCACCTAAACCTACAACTGCTTTTGTCAAAGGCATCGCTGCTGCAAAAGAACCGGGTGCAACAATAGGACTAAAAAACGATCCAGCAGTTAAAGGAGTAAATAAAAACGCCCCTCCTATTAAAGCAGCACCTAATAATATTCTTCCAAATCCTCTTGCACCACTTATAACAGGAACAAAATGTATATCTTCTTTGCCTATAGGATCATTGATTTCTGATTCATCTATCGCATAATTACCAACTTTTACTTGATAATATTTTGGACTCATATATGCTTCAACTTGTGGAAAATTATTAACGAGAAAGCTAACAGCCTTTCGTAAACTATCAACTTGCACTTCAAATTCTTTATGACCTATAAATTCTGCAAGTTCACCATATAATTTTATTTTACGCATCATAACGATACCTCCCTCCTGTGCATTTCAATAACCAAGGATTGTATGGCTCTCTACAAGATAGTCTATCTGCTGAATGATGTAAAACATCCCCATCTATAAAAATACCTACATGATTTAATCCTTTTCCTAAAATGCTCATGGCTAAAACATCACCATTAATTAAAGGTTCATCTGGTTTTAATAATCTAAAACCTCTACTCGGTAAATATCTTTCAAACACTGGATCGTCTGTAAATTCTTCTATTCTTGTTGGTCTTTCATAATCCAATAATTCAATACCTCTTTCTTCCTTATACCAATCAACTATCAATGACCAGCAATCTGTAACAGCCCAAACCCACGGACGACCAAGTAAAGGTGCTTTATAACCACATGGTTCATAATATCCCCAAGTCTCTGTTTTAGGATTAACAATATACCAAGGCAGTTTACTTTGTTCACAACTCATTTTATCTGCCTGACTAGCAACAGGTGGTGTATCAGGATGACTATGAATAATAGCAGTAATATCTCCTAAATTACTACCTTTTATATAATCCTCTGGATCTAAAATAAAATATTCATCTGATTGTGCAGATAAATTACGACAAGGATGATACCTTTCTTTTCCTCGAATATTTAATAATAACCCACAAGATTCATTAGGATCTTGATCTTTAGCATGAGCAAGAGCAGCTTCTTTCCAGTTCATCCGTTGAACGTACCAATAGAAGGAAAGTCTGCTCTAGTGCATTGTCTTTTTGGTGCTCTAACACCAACAAGATCGAACACTGAAGCTAATTCAAATTGAACTATATCTCTATTTTCTGCTGCTTTTCTATCTATTTTATATATCTCCTGTGGAAACTCTGCTGTAGAGTCTGGTGTTCCATAAGGATTTACATTACTAGGAAAATTAACAGCATCTAAAAATCTAGCAAGAGTTCTTATTCTAGTTACAGTCGCACCAGTGAGATCATTACCTGTAGTTGTTGTATTTACACTTAGTAAAATAGCTGTGATTGTTCCAAGTGCATTACTGACAGTTAATGTAGGTCTAGGAAGTTGACCTTTGCCATATTGAAAACCCTCTGCTTTTACAGGAAATCTTTGATAACTATTACCAGCCCAAACTATTTCTCCATTATCTTTTAAAGATGAGCCATTATGAAACCTGTAAATAGTGGTAGCACCATGCAAACTATTATCAAGTTGCAAGGTAAAAAGTTCAATTATTGCTGACGGATTTATATTTTGAAGATTACTAACAATAGCAGCACTGCTCATGGTTCAAACACCTCTCTAAATGTTGCTTGAATTGTTGCTCTATTGTTATATGGTATAGATTTTGACCAAGTTTCGCAAACATATTGACCAGCACCCGATAAGGTAATTGAAACATTCCCACTATTAGTAGCACTGGCAGCAGCAGTCACAGTAAAAACATTTGAATCAGTAACCGAAGCGACAAGAAATGTACCATCGGTTGCCGATCCAGAAGTGTAGTCAATAGTAAGTTCATCTCCTACAGCTACACCATGACTTGTAATTGTAATTGTTACTGTAGTACCTGATTGAGAGTAAGTTCCTGTTTTGGTAAACCCTTCTCCTGGTGGAGTAAAAGTAAAGCTGGCACTATCATTTGCACGACTGTCAAGGAAGCCTTCTATGGTATCCGCATCTGTTTCAGATACGTTAAAAGTAAAGTTATATATTTTAGGATTTTGATGAGCAGCAAGTCCGAATAATATTCTGTGTTCGTAGCCGTCAGCGAAACGAACTGTTCTGGTTAGTGGTGCGGATCTTTTTTGCTGTCCGTAAGTTGGTGTGATTGATGGAAAAGTAGCCATTATGCAAGTAAACCTCCAGGTCGTTTTTGCTTAATTAATTCTGATTCTATCGCTGCTGATAATGCAACCCCTAAAGCTCTGCCTTCATCTTCATCTCCTTCAACAGAGGAACCAGACGCATCTACATTAACAACAACAGTTGTAGATCCCCCACCCATCATTTCATGGTTAGGAGTAACTCTTCCTGTAACTCCTGGGGTAAATAGTTCTGGCCCACGTTCTCCAACAATATATGATTTATTAGGTTTGGTAACACCACCATTTGCAAAGAATCCACCAATTCCAGGAATTGCTCTTAAGAAAGAAGTTGCAGCAAAGTTTATAAGCTGTCTCTGGATCGCTCCAAAAACACTACGGGCTACATCGCCAAGAGTCTTAGTACCATTTATTGCACCATCTATTGCATCAACAAGACCTGATTGAACTGTATTAGCAATACCTTGATATAACTCATTTAATAATCTCAATTCATCTCTTGTTTTTATAAGATTTTCAAGTTGTTTTACTTGCTCTGGTGTTAAATCTTCTACTGCAATTTTCATTCGTTTTGCTGTTTCAAGTTTTAACTGTTCAATTTCTGCTCCCCTCTGCCCTAGAAGTATTTGATTTTGTAAAAATGTATTTTGATCTTCTAAACTTTTTGTTGCAGAAGCAAACTGCTGATTTCTAAACTTTTCTTTTTCTATTTGTTTTCCTGTTTTTGCTAAAAGTTCTTCTCTTGCTAAAATTTCAGATTTTAATTCATTTATACGATCCCGTTTATTTTTGGCACCTGATCTTCCTACAGATTCACTTTCTTCTACTCTTTTAAGCTCATTTCTCATATCTGCAAGCTGTTTATCTCCTGTTAAATTTGCAAGTCGTTTATTTTCTGCTCTTTGTGCATCAACTAAAAACATTGACATAAATGGAGCGATAGCTGCTTGTATTCTTGTCATTGCTAATTTGAATTGATTACCAGCTAAACGACTAGCTTCTGCGAACTCTGTTAGATTCTTTACTCCTTGTTCTCCTATAGCATCATTCATTTTTTCAGTAACCATATTTAATGCAACATGAGCACCATGAGTTTTTTCTATTAATAAAAGCCTTTTCTCCTCTACCGAACCAGCTAACCCTAAAGCACCAGTAACAGCTTGAACATTTGGGTTAAGTTCATCAAATGCTTTACCAAGCTCTGACATATTTTTTGCAAGAGTTGTTAACTGTTGAAGAACAGCAGTAGCGACAAGACCTCCTGCAAAACCTCCCATCTGACCACCGATTTTAGTTCCTGCAAAACCACCAGCAAAACCAAATGCACCTCCAATCGGGCCTTGTCCAAATAACAATGGAAACGCACCAGAAATAAGTCCGCTTGTTAATGCTGCTTTATTACTTTTATTGTTGAATTTATCTAATTTATTTCCTTGAGCTTGTGACTTATTGTTTTGATTTTGTGCTTGTGTATTTTTTATTATTGCATCTGTTTCTCTACCTATTGCTGTTGCTTGTTTAGTTGATGCCTCTAATGCTTCTTTATGTCTTTTTGTTCCAATCGTTAAACTGTTTGTATATTCTTCTAAAGCGTCTGCTGCTGCCATTTGTTGATTAGCAGTCTTACCAAAAGCTCCCTGAGATTTATTAACAGCTTTAACAAGATCATCCATATCTTGTCTGTATTTCTTTAATTCATTACGACTACCTTTCCCTCCTGCACCCCCTGTATTACGAGGATTCATTATGTCTATCTGACGAATATTATCTACACTTTTTGTTAATTCTTTTACCTTTGCATTTAACCTATCAAGACCAGATTGACCTTTTACTCTTAAATTTATATTTACTCCGTAATCGGCCACAGTAAAAACAAAACTTTATTTTAGTGTACCGCTTTTAGCGTTTTCTTGCTTGTGATTTATTCTTTGCATCTTCATACGCTTTATCCTCATATTCTTTCTTTAATTCATAATAAGCAAGCCAGTTTATATATTCTTCCTGAGTTAATTTATTAGTAAGCTCTTGAATAGTCATTCCTAACTCTGAAGCCAAGAAAAACATAAAAAACCAATCACTTCTAACTTTTTAAATCTGCTTTCGCTTCCTCCAATTTGTAGTCAGCACCAGAATTAAGCATTGCAAGTTGAATTTCTTGCAGAATACCTGCATTTACTTCTCTTCTTAATGAAGCTCTATGACCATCTTGAAATAATCTTTTACCATCTTTATCTAATGCTTTTTGAATCATAAGATTTAAAGCAAAATCTTCACTTGATGCTGAATCTCCAGATTTTCCAACAATCGCTTCTCTTTCTGCAATAGTTAATGGATTCCAATAAATCTCTAAAACTGTTACATCTCCCTCTTTTAATTCATACAAATATTTTTGTTGAACACCAAATTTGTTCTTGAGCAGTTCAATCGCTTCCATAAATTTATTAGATTGCTATTCTATTATACTAGGCGTTTGCTGAAAATTGACAAGATATTATTCCAATGAAATGACTTCTATCCTCTA